CCGACTGCTGGAACGCCTCGACGGGGATCGACGGGTACTCCCGCTTCATGTCGTCGCCGAGCGTCTTCTCCTTCGCCGCGTACCAGGCGCGCTGGCCGTCGTTCGTGACGATCCCGTGCTTGGCGTGGAGCTCGTTGAAGTAATCGGTCAGGCGCTGCGGGATGACCACGTCGGTCGCGTCAAGGCTGTAGGCCTTGTTGTTCCACCAGCTGAAGAAAAAGAACTTCCAGTCGAGCAGGCCCAGCGGTACACCGGAAAGCTGCTGCCTCTCAGCCGATTGGCTGTAATCGAAGAAATACCCGGCCCGGCCCTCTGCCGTTGACTCGATGGTGACGAAGCACTCAGCAGCTACGGCCTCAAAGGCAGCCGTAGACGAAGGCGAACAGCAGGGCCTGCTGAGAATTCAGCCCCCACTCCAGCGCCTTCACCTGGTTAATCGTGACGGTGTATTGCATGTCAGGCCATCCCGACCTTAGCGGCCAATTCAAGGAAGCGATCCACGTACCAATGAGGTTGCGTCTCGCGGGGGCATTGAGGGCTGGTGAGGTTCTTGCCGTAGGCCATGCCCTTCTCGGTCAAGGACCAGAAGTCCACCATTTCCTGCTTGGAATTTTTGCGCCGGACAACCTTGAGGAAGCCGTGGGCCTCCAGTGAAAGGTTGAAGGCGCGGGCCGTGCTGGCGATGGCGTTATCTTTGATCAGGGCGGTGATTGCCTTGGTTGGCATCGAAGACCCGCCAGCGGCGTCAGGGGCAGCGTCCACGGCGTAGCCTGGGAGGAATTTGGCGTCCAGGCCGTTGTTGGCGGCGATCTTGGCCAGCATCATCATCTTGCTGGAGTTCGCAGGCTTCAGCAGACGGTCGAAGCATTCCAGGATGGCCAGCTCACCGACGATTTTGGAGTTGTTCGGGCCTTGAGCAGAAAAGGTGCCGGTCTTGCGAATGCTCGGCAGGACCTGGCCCACCACCCACTCTTCAAACTTCTCGGCGGCCGGCAGCTTGGACTTCATCACCAGCCGGTACAGATCGCGCTCAGGAATGATGGTCATGAAACCACCACCCTGTTTCGGGGTAGTGGTCGCGGCCTTGCAGTGGCGGGCCACGGCATTCTCCGGTTTGGAGTAGCCGAGGGCGTCAGCGACATCGCGGGCAACAAACCACGGATCACCGAGCTTGTCGGTAATGACCCGGATGGCGGCGCCGTCGAAGTCAAACGGAATCACTGAGGAATTGCGCGCCACGTTTTCAGATTGCGAAAAACGTGGCGCGGGAATGTTGGGGGTATTGACGGGAATCGATTGTGTATTCATGATTGCCTCGCGATGTAGCAATGAACCGGGCCGTGAACCCGGTTTTTTTGTGCCTGAAATTCAGGCGTTATAGGTGTCCGGCGCATCCGTGGTAATTTCGAATTTCCACAAACGAAGGCCAGGAGGCCGGACATGTCATTAATCGATACCCAAAACTTCAACATCACCTGCGGCGAGTGCGCACACCAATTCCCTCAATCGGTCGGAGACCTGAAGCTCAATGACCGACTGACCATCTGTCCCGAATGCGGGAATAGCCACCAGCTCGACAAAGCCGGGTTTGAGGCTGCCGTCGCTGAGGGTGAAAAGCAGATCGAGGACCTTCAAGCGAAGGTGCGGAGCATCGGAGAGAATCTGTTCAAGGGCGGCAAATAGCCCCTCAAGCTCAGAAAGGCCCGGTTCAGCATTTAGTTGAAGTTTCAGTTCAGCTTTCATCAAGCGACCTTCACCGAGGCTTTCAGTTGTGCCAAAGCGCTCTCGGCATGGTCGATCTCGCGCAGAATTCGGGCGCGCTCAACCTGGTCTACTCGGCCATCAGCCATCGCCGCATGCGTCTCGACAGTGACCTCGGCGAACTCCAGCGTTGCGCGCCCCAGTGCGTCATGAATGTCGATAGCCTTAGGCTGGTCAGTCTTCACGATCGAATAGCCGAACTCGCCAGCCAGCGCAGCCAGTGGCCGCATGTCCTCGGTATGCAGCAGCAAGGAGTACAGGTGCTTCACGTTGAACCAGGCGCCGTCGTAGTTCGCGTTGGCGCGCTGGAGCAAGCTCACCGGCGGCATGCTCATCAGCGTCGCGAGATTCTTGGTGTTCGCCTCTTCGACAGAGGTGTCGCAAGCCCTCAGAAAATCCTGCATACCTAAAACCTCGAAATTCTTTACGTGGCGCCCTGCTGGTGCAGAGGCGATCATTTGCTCAATGGAACGGCGGACAGGGATGTCAGGCGGCGGTTTCGGCAGCAATTGCCGCGAGCTGCGGGAAAAACGAAAAGGCAGATACCTGGCCACCAGTTGCCTTATGGATCTTCGTTGCCACGCCTTCTGATGGTTTGCGATGGCCGCCAGCAATCAGCCAGAGGTAGCCCACGGAAATTCCCGACTCGTCGGCAACCCGTTGGCGCTCATCAGCGCGGGCATGGGTGAGCCATGCCTGCATATCGGGAATGGGGGTTTTCATCTTCATTACCTTGTTTGGAGATAAATCAAATTTATCTCATTGATAATTTCAAGGCAAGCGACAATTGATCACGGAGATTATTTATCAATTAGATAAAAGGGGCGATCATCTATGGATGGATACCAACAGCATTCGCAGAGAAAACCTCCGAGCCCTAGCCGCTCGATACCCAACGCAAGCCGAGTTCGCCGTGGCGTGCGGAACCGCGCCTTCAGTTATTAGCCTGATCGTCTCGCCAAACCCGAAGAGAAACCTCGGGCACGCCTTGGCGAGAAAGATCGAAGATGCGCAGGGATTGCCGCCTGGCTGGCTGGATACGCCGCAATCGGAAGCGGCGAAGATATCCAGAGCGCCAGAATCCAACGCAAGCCCTCTTCGGCGCATAGATGCGTGGGACGAAAAGACCCCTCTAGGCGATGATGAAGTAGAGGTGCCATTCCTCCGCGAGGTGGAGCTCGATGCCGGATCTGGAAGATTTGTAATTCAGGAGGATGAGGGCGAGAGCCTTCGCTTTCGCAAGAAAAACCTTCGCGATAACAGCGTTCAGTTTGATCAGGCTAAATGCGTTACGGTTCGCGGCAACAGCATGATTCCAGTGTTGCGCGACGGCGCCACCGTCGGCGTAGACCTCGGCAAAACGAGCCTCGGCGACATCATTGGCGGCGATCTCTATGCCATTAATCACAACGGCCAGCTCCGCGTTAAGCAGGTTTTCAGGCTTCCGACCGGGATCAGGCTTCGAAGCTTCAACCGCGACGAATACCCGGACGAGGATTACAGCTTCCAAGAAATGCAGGATCAGCAGATCAGTATTCTTGGTCACGTATTCTGGTGGGGCATGTACGCCCGGTAATCAATCAGGCTTAGGGATAGAGCAATGGGTATGCGATTTCAGAAGCGAATTCAGATACTGCCGTGGGTTTGGCTAAATATCAGCAAGTCCGGGTTTAGCTTTTCATTCGGGCCGCCTGGACTTAGCGTTAACGCAGGGAAGAAAGGAGTCAAGATCACTGCCGGCATCCCTGGTACTGGGCTGTCGGTAAGCAAACAAATACCCGCCCACCATGAAATCAATCCGACAGCCGAGCCCCATACCCTCGCCCTTCTGGCGCTTCTTCCACCACTCAGTGTTGCAAGCAACCAGAACTACATCGAGGCCGTCTGGCTGACCATAAAGGAGAACCTGATTTCATCACAAATGCTCTGCGACAAGTTCGGAATAGAGCCTGAAGAAAGTAATCGCCTGCTTTTTCAGATGTGGACGGACGACATAATCGCCAAGACGGAGGTCACTGGATATTTCGTACTTATTTGGGATGCCTCCGCCCCCTTGGAAACGAATACCGTACAAGCACTACTGAATGAATGCGAGCTTGCGAATCGGATTCGGTGCCACCTAAGCCCGCTCAGTATCGAGACTGATCCTATGTATCCCATGGCTGTCGTAATTGCGCTATCAGAGGGAATTTGGTCAACCGCTGAACTGGCTCGCCGGATGAACGTCGGGGTCGATAGGGCGGCAGGCTTCATTGATGCCATGGCTGAAGATGGAATCTGCCTTGGTGACGGCAAGGGCGGTCACATCTCGGCTCCGTTTGATATTCAGGCCGCCAGAAAGGCCTTTGAAGAGAGCTTTGATCCCTGGGCGGAGTAGTCTTCCTGCACGGAAATGCCTGACAATCCAGCGCCTCACAAGGGCAATGGAGTAACCCCGCGCCCTCCCCGACCTGAAACCGTAGCCCGCCACTGAGCGGGCTTTTTGTGGACTATTGCTGAGCCTGGGCTGGCCGCTCCAAGGGGGATGGCGCGCTTGCTGCGATTGGCTTGAGCGTTCCCACAACATCTTCTGGAAGCGTGTACATTGCGCCGGTGAGTGGATCAACGATAAGCATGCCGATTGCGCCGCCGAGCAATATATTCCACCAGTACCTGAATCGCCCCGGATTCTCTAGACACCTTGCAAGCTCATTGCGTAACGCTTTTCAAACTCTACCGGTGACAGCTGATTGTTGAAACCATGGCGGCGTTTTACGTTGTAGAACATCTCGATGTAATCA